AACGCACCTGAGAACAAAGCAGTGTCACCTGCAAGAGCAGTTGTACTACTTGTACCTAATTGTAATCCGTCTGTGATTCCATAACCTGCTAAGGTTGTTGGAGTTGTACCTAAGTCACTAAAGTCTAAACCGTTAAATGTAGTGCTTACAAAATTTAATGTAGCACCGGTGAAGTTAACTGTTCCTGTGTTAGAACCTGTTACAGCACCAGACAATGCATCAGTAATTCCATACCCTGCTATCGTAGTTGGCTTGCTTGTTAAACTAGCAAATGTTTGTGCTGGAATAGTTAAGTTTGTTAATGCTGAACCATCTAATGCTGGTAAGTTACCAGATAACGCACTAGAACTAACAGTACCTGCAACACCGTCAATTATTACAGTACTGTTGTCTGCAAATACTGAACCTGTTACATCACCGGCTAATGCACCTACAAATGATCCGTAGTGTGTATTAGTAGCTGAGTTGTATGCTAATGAACTATCTTGTGCAAAAATATCACCTTGTATATCTTGTGCAACTGCAACGCCACCACCTTCAAGTACAATAACTCTTGCAAATAAATCTGTAAAGTTTGCATTAACTTTTGTAAATGCAACTCTAATCGGATCGCCATCACCCTTGTTAGCACTTGAACCAATGTTTATGTTTTGTTGTGCCATTATACTCTCCCCACAACTACTTCGACAATTCCACGTTCGGGATCTTCCTTAGCCCCTAGTGCCTTACCTATAATAGTTCCTACTTTAGGATCGTTATCGACAATTCCGTATCCTGGTATACTTGATGTTACAACTAAGTCTCCTGGCTCAACTGTGCCAAGTACCTTAACTGGAACTCTACCTTGTAGTGCAATAGCAGTTACAAAGCTACCTTCTAAGTCACCGTTCATTAAGTAACCCGGTTTCTCAGAAACAACACCAGCTACTCGTCTGTCGCCTTTTGCAGTTGTTGTTGTAATTTCTTCATCACCACCAAACACTAATACTGTACCTGTTTCATATTCTGCATCTGCCAAATAATTCTCTGCCAAGTCAGCGTAACGTGATTGTGTTGATGTACCGTTTAGTACACCTGCATAAACTGTGTTGTATCTAGCTGAACTTGTACCAATGTTATATGTGTTATCTAATCCTGGTTCAAATCCTGTTGATGTTGTTTTAATAATTACAGCACCGTCACTAATTAAAGCAATTTGTCCTGCCGCACTATAACCTGTGTTAGCGCCAATACCAATACCTGTTGAGTTTGCATCAAGTTCACTTGGTGCTTCAATAAAGCTACTGTGTATCCAATCAACAGCTAGTCTACTTTCGCCTGCTAGTGCTGAGTTAGTTTGGAAGAATCCTTGTGTAACACCTGTTGCTCCAATGTTGACTGAACCTGGTATTTCAACTGTTGGTGTAACAGTACCTGCTGATGTCATAAACAATGCACCACCTGGAGTTGAAAGTTGTAACTCTGTACCACTTGTATCCATTACTAAGTAACTGTCAACTTTAAGTCCTTGTACTGTTGCTACACCTGAAGCATCTGTTTTAACAAGAGCGTTTATTGCTCCTGTTGTACTAACAGTTTCTTGTACACCGCCACCTTCACTAACAATAGTAGCAAATGGAACTTCACTTACATCACCTGTACTTGAGTCACCTGCCGCTCTACCAATTACAGTACCGTCTGCAATATTAATAAGTTTTCTGTAGTCTAATGCACCATTATCAATTGTAATCCAACCACTGTCTGCTGTAAATATATCACTATCAAAACTAGCACTACCTAAATCATTTTGTGTAATACCTGTTGCATTGGCTCTTGTACTTGCACTTTCTAATGCTAGTTTACTTTGCTGTATACCTGCACTTGCATTTACATCAGCATTAATAATACTATCTGCTCTAAGTCTAAAGTCAACTGTTGCACCACTTACATCTCTTGCAACAATAACATTAATATCTGAACTTGCTGTTTCAACTAAGTTTGCAAACTCCATAATAGGACCAGTTGTAACTTGTGCTGACACTCCGCCTGCTGTTGCAACAATATCTGAATTTAATATTGTTCCTGTTACTGCTGTGTATACAATTAAGTTTTCTGCAACTCCATTACGTGTAACGTTTGTAATATCTACAATAGTACCTGTTGCACTTGAACCGTTACCTGTGATAGTATCACCGTTTTGGAAGTTTCCACCAGTTGCTGGTTGTGTATAAAGTCTAAACAATCCTGTTGTAGCAATCATTTGATTGCCGGCTAATCCATTAGTTTCAAAGTCAATGTTTTCAGGTATTGTATCACCTGAATCAATTAAGCTATCAACGTAACTCTTAGTTGCCGCTTCTTGTGGGTTAGCTGGATCTGATAAGTTTGTAAATGTGTTACCACCTGCATTAATATTACCAGTTAGAGAAGTTGTTCCATCTCTTGCTAATGCACCTGGGCCAATAATGTTAGCGTATGGATTACCACCGTGGTCCCAACCTAATCTTCTTGCAACGTAACCACGTACTGCTGATTCAACTGGAACAGTATCAGTAGCGTTATCAGTCATGCCGTCATCAGCACTAAATTCTGCTACAACAACACCACGTTTAAATCCAATACCATCTAAGTTACTCAATGCAATCGAAGCACTAAATGTAACTGTACCAGTACCTTGGTCAACTGTAAAGAACTTACCAACTCTAAAGAATCCGTCTTCGTCTGTACTTACGTAGAATACTCTACCTTTATCTCTTTCGTCAACTTGTCTTGATACATCCTTAGGTTGCGTTGGAGCACCTAATACAACGTTTGGATAGTTACTTGTGTTAAATCCACCTGTACCAATACTTAAGAAGTCATGTCCTGTTGCTCTAGTTGTTGAAATGTTAACAGTAATGTTACCACCTTCACCATCACGTAAACCTACTCTTAGTGTAACTGTGTTGGTTGCATTGTAAACTGAACTTACAAGTCCTGGACTTGATGCCGGTGAATTAATATCTGTACCAGCTAAGTCTTGGATACTAATTGTACCAAAGCCTGTTCTTTGTGTGTATCCTTGAACAGTATGTGTTTTACCATTCCAGGTAAAGATCATATCACCTGCATTAAGTTGATCTAATTGTTTCTGTGAGAAAATACTAACAACAGCAATAACATTATCGCCTGCTGTATTACCCATTGTAGTACCTGTACCAGCAAATGTAGTTAACTGTGAATTTGTTTCATCAACAACTAGTTTAATATATTCGTATGTACTATCAAGTCTAACTTGTTGTGTACCACTTGGTAATGCTGTACCTAGTGCGTTTGTTGTGTTAAAACTAATAACTCTGTAGATTGAATCAACTTCTTGATCAAATATTAATGCACTACTTGGTCTAGTTGTAGCAACTTCAACACCTGATAGTTCTATAGTTTGTCCAACTCTAATAGTACCAATTTGGCCGTTTGTTAATACTGCCTTAAGTCCTGTAGTACTAGTTTGATTGGCACCTGTTGTTGCCATGTTTAATTTATAAACTGTGTTACTAATAACACCAGTTGGAGGTGACCCAGGTTGTGTTATTGCTTCAACAGTTGTAATTTCGTATCTAGTAGTTCCTAGTGATCCACCATGATCAATTTCTACTTCTGAATTAGTTCTTGGAACACCGTCAAAGTCGTATGCATATATAAACAACTGATCTTCTGGGTGGTCAAAAGTTGAACCATCATCAAAGATTTTAAATGGTGATGTAAATCTATTAGTTGTTGTAATAATGTCTGGAATTTCGTTTGGATCTGAACCTGTACTTACTAGTCCGTATTCACCATAAGCGTTAGAACCGTTAAGTGATCTAATCTCTGAACCACTGCCTGCATAGTATGCCGCTTGACAATAATATGTAAACTGTGAAACAAGTTCTGAAAGTCCTGTGTTAACAGCTACAGTACCATAACCTAAATCGTTAACTTGTGTAAAGTCGTTTGCCAACATTGATCTGTTACCAGCTGTTTGTAATACAATGTTAGTTGGCATTGGTTGATCAAAACCAGTTCCATCATTTGATGTTGGATCTAGTATAAGTGTTGCAGTACCTGCCGCTTGGTCGTAACTAGTAATAGCATTTACTTGATGACGTTTGCCGTTAATATAAAACGGACTTGGTACTTGCGGACGTTTAATTCTTAATCCTTCACCTGCCGCACTTTGTACGTTTATTGTGAAGTTATCTGTTTTACTGTTTACAACAGTTCTTAAGTTACCAACAAATCCGTCAATAAACATACCGCCTCTAAACGCTTGTTTATTAATACTCTGTGAGAAACTTGAACCTGTTTGTATGTATGGTGACTTAGTAAGTACAACACCTTCTGGATCTAATACACACATAAACCCACCGTGTCCTTGGACACTCATGTTACGTATGATAGTTGCGTCATTCATTAAGAAGACGTCCATGTCTTTGTTGTGTTTAGGTGTACTTGAACCGTTAGTGTAATCTGTTAAGTAATGATAACCATAACTTGGTGAGTCAAGTGGTGGTAAGTTAGGTAGTCCGTTAGTAATAACGTCTCCAACCATGTCAATTAATGTACCAACCTGTGTACTTGCCGATGTTTCACCTGCTGTAGAATCAATTGTTTGTGTTGTTCTTACAGGGCTTTGTAAACTTGTGTATGTTGCGTTAGCAAAAATATAGCTTTGAATAATTGCTTTTAACTGTGCCATTGCCGCAGTAGTTTGTGCTTGTTGGCCAGCTACTAAACTTACTACACCATTATAATATCTTGATGCATTATAGTGAGTCTTTTCGTTACCACTCCATTTAAGATCGTATATCAATCCGTCAATGATAATTCCTGCATCTCTTTCACATTTTTGACTATCGTATGTAAAGCCGTTCCATATACCTGTGTTAATAACAATCTGTGCATCAATCCAAGCTACAACTTCGTCTTTAAGGAATTCTTTATTAACTGTTAATAGTTCAACAGCATTTGGATTGTATTCTGGTTTTAATGCAATTCCGTCAAACGTTGGCTCTCTATAAAAATAACTGTCAGCCCAAATTGATGTACTTACACCTGGTGCTGGTTTAACATTAACACGTCTAAACTCATCACCTTTTACTGATACACCGTTTGGAATCTTAATTGGAAACTGTTCGTAGTATGTTCCTGATTCAACATGCACACTAATATCTTTAATTGAAAATGCATTACCGTAATCCATTTCATCACCAACTACTGGAGTAATTGGTTCAAGTAATTCTAATTCAATAGTGTCAACTGATGCACCTCTTGTTGTTGATACAATTCTACCAACTGCGCCACTTGTTTCAAAAGTTATAATCTTACCAGGAACTAAGTCTTGGTTTGAAACTATGTTTTGATCAACAAATCCTTGTCCACCATTAGTAATAGTAATAGTCCAACTACTACCTTCAACTAGTTGTGGAGCACTTGCTATAGTTGGCCCTGTTACTATTGTTTTAATAATATCCCATTTAGCCGCAACTGCTGTTTGCCCAACTAAGTCAACTACTTGTGCTGGAATTGTAGTCTGTGTAGTAACACTTTGGTATAAGTTAGTTTCTACTGTGTTAGTAATAACTTTAGCATGTAGAGCTTTAGCAAAGTTAAGTGATGCTATTGTTTCTGTGTACTGTGTACGTCTAGCAATCTGTCCACTTGCACTACTGTAATATCTTAATCCAGCATTTCTACTGTGGTAGTTTGCAAATGTTCCGTCTAGTATATCTAATACAATACCTTCTGCAATAAGACCTAAGTCTCTGCGACATAAAGTTTCATCATAAAGTAAAGTAGGATATGTAGCCGCCAAGTAAGCAATAGTTTCATCAATTATGAATTGCTTGTTTGCGTCTGTAAGAATTTTAACTTCTTCGTAACCACTTGAACTTGTAACACCTGTTGAAGCAACTGTTGAATTATTCTGTCCTGAAGCATATGTAATACGTTGTGCGTAAGGTCCAATCTTAATAGGACTTGTTGCAATAACTTCTTCTGCTTTAGCACAAGCCGCCGCAATAGAAGCATATGAATAGTTCCATGAACGACCTTCTTGACCAACTGGAACGTTAGTCATTGCATCGTCACCTTTGGTACTTACGAATAAATTTGTTTTAGAAGGATATGCACTATTGTCTACATAGTATTTTGTAGCCGCCTGCATGTCTGTAATACCACCTGGTGCTCCTGCTCCTGCTTGTGATCCTGGATGATCATGCAAGTACAATGCACCTGCCATTGTATCACCTTCTCGTCTAGTAATACTCTTACGTGGCATTGCTTCAGTACTAATCCAATATCCTGCTAAGGTTGCATCATACTCTGCATCAACCATTGTTTGTGTGCCAGTACCTGAACCTGAAGTAATACCAATTTTAACTCTTGTTAAGTCATCATCATTCTGTGCTTCTGATAGTGTTGTGTGAACACTTAATTGCGTATCACTTACATAACGTAGGAAATACTTAGTACCAGATGTTAAGCCTGTTGCATCTGCACCTGTTGAATTGTAAATGTAGCTAATACCGTTTGCAGTTGTTGAGAAGCCATGTCCGCCACTTACAACAACGTTACCGTTTGCAAAACTTGTAATAGTAAGAGTGTATGCCGCGGCATCAACTGGTTCTTCTCTAACTCTAATTTGTCCGTCACCACCTGGTGAACCTGTTGAACGCAAATAACGTCCGTCAGCATAACCTTTATTAATAACTAAGTCGTCAATAATAAAGTTAGTACCGTGTGTAGAATTTAAGGCGTTAACTGCACTTAGGGAAACAGGTGCGTTTGCTATAGCCTGGTTGGCCGCATTAAGTGGACCACCTAAACTTGGAGTACCGTCTGTACTAATAATACTTGATGTGTTGCTAATAACAATTTGGTTTGGACTAGTTGAATTAATAGTCATTCCAGTTCCACCAACTAGCGTCTTGAAGTCAATTGCTGATCCTTCTGCGTTAGCTTGTGGTACTGTGTATGCAGTTAGTACATCTGGAACATCGCTTAAACTTGTAAAGCTAATTTGTCCACCAATACCAAAAACAGCATATAGTTCAGTAAAGTTTTCATTGGCTTTTCTAAAGGCTTCTCTAATACTATCACCAGTATTATCATTACCCTCTGTACCAATATTAATATTTAATTTTGACATGTATTATTCCCTAAAATCCTATTGATTCGCCGCACCCGCAACTTGATGTACTTCCTGGATTCTCTACTGCAAAGTAAGATCCAAACATTTCTTTCTTGTAGTCTATTGTACTACCTAGCAAATACATCACACTAGATGGATCTACTACAAATTTACCTTTATCGAAATCAACTACTTCGTCTTCTGTGTTCACGTTGTCTTCCATAGTCCATTCATATTTAAAACCAGCACAACCGCCACCCTTTAATGAAAGCCTAACTGCTGGCTTTTTATGTTCTTCAACCATATTACACATCTGTTCTTTGGCTGAGTCTGTTAAAGTAACTATTGACATTGTTGTTCCTATCATTATTATTTATCTGTTAATCTATAATCCGAATGTGATTATAAATACTATTACTATGTTTTTACGAACTGAAAAGAAAATTCAATACTATATGCGTAAAGGTAAGCGTGGACATCATCCATACAAGCGTAAAAAAACGATTGTATTCTTTGAATGTGATAACTGCCATGAAGAATTCTCACGCGACAAAGGACAAGTAGACCCTAAGCGCCTAACAAATGACTACTCACATGTATGTGAAAAATGCGATCCTAAACGTTTTGCTCAAAAAGCTGGCGTATTACAACGCAAAAAACTCAATGTTAGGGTAGATACAATGACCGACATCAGCAAATTGTGATGTCAATCATTGGTCTAAAGTGATTATTCAGATTTGAATAAAGTCCAAGCACCATATGCGATTGCCGCATAAGCCGCTAGTTTTGCAAATGGTCCTGCGATTAGTACAATTACGCCAATAGCAATAAGCATTGCTCCATCCCAAGATGTACGTTCTTCAAAACGTTCACTTACCCATTCTTTAATAGTATCGATCATTATAATCTCCTTAAAAGTTAATGTACAGTATTTACGCTTTATATTGTTCGTATAGCTCAATGCTGGCTAGGTTTTTGCACTTGCTTTCGCACATAATGTCAGCATGTTCTAAGAAGCTCAATGCCCAATCATTAACAAGTTTGTTAGGATAGTAGTCACTATGGGCTCTAAGTTTCTGTTTCTTATGGCCTGCTTCTAGCAGTTGTTCCATATTAGGCATAGTGTCATGTGCAAAGTCTTGTGGTAAATGTTCGTTACGACTGTAGCTGTAATGCATTGCAGGTCGTACACCACGCCAGCTATCTACTACGCGAGAAAATCTATCGTCGGTGGGCTGTATGTATTCACCTGTACGCACCCAGTGGTGGTGTATGTCAAGAACCAATGCGACATGTTTTTCAAGTTCGAGCGATGCGTCGAGCCCCCACGAGTTCTCGTCGTTCTCGATCGTAATACAGTTTCTCGCCTCTTGAGATAGTCTTGGCAGGACATTGATGATACCGGTTGGACCTTGTCTACCTGATATATGGACATTGCATTTAAAGTCTTGGAAGGTCTTGCCGTATCCCATCCAGCGTATGATGTCGGTGTGATATTCAAATTCTTCTATGCTCCTATCTACAATTTCGGGGTTGTCGCTCGCAAGTACAGTAAATTGGCCTGGGTGCATCGATAGTCGGACATTGAGGGCTCTTGCCTTGTCGCCGACGGGAGCGAGATGTTTACTACAGTAATCACGGACGTCAGGCTTTCGCCAAAAATATGACCAATCTTGTTGCGTGTATACCGGAAGGCAATCGCTACCGAGTCTAACCATTCTAAGTTCATTAGGTAATCCTCCTACGTATTCGATCAAGTTAGAGTACGATTGAATGTTGTGTACCATAATGTCCCACAAGCGTTCTTCTGCTACTTCACGTGTTTGCCTGTTAAGCCATTGTACTGTCGTACTACGTGTATTTAGTGGTCGTTGAATTTCTTCTAGCAGTTTCTTCTTCTGCGTTTGATCTGAGTGCATGTACTTACATGCGAAGCCTATACGTTTAGTCATGTTGTTTGCCTTGTAATATTAAAATCTTTTCTTTTACTAATGCTGTGTAGTTTGGATTTGTACTCCACTTGTGTAATTGATCTACTTGTGCATTAATATCTAAAACTCCTGTTGCTTCTTGTCTGTCACGTTCATCTCTATAGTCTACATACGCACGATGCGTATTAATAGTGTGAATCATATCTTTTACAGAAGCACACTTTGTTTTATACATTTTAACACCAAACGCCGCATTGGGCAACTCTAAAGGTTTCAATTGTGGTGTATTTTTATCCCATGTACGTATACCAAATAAGTTATTGCCTTCAAGTGCAAATCTACTTTTGCCATATCCTGTTTCTAATATAGCCATCGCAACAATAATATCTCGTGGAACACGTTTACCTATTTCTGTATGTAAGTTAAGGAAGTCAATACAACGTGATACACCGACTACGAATTGAGCATTGTTTGTATATTCTATTGAAGGTTCATGAAACCCAAACTCGTTCCATTCTCCTATAATCTTTTCTTCTGCTTTTGCAACTATATCATTTATAGTCCAAGTGTTGGGTGTAAAGGTACCAACGCCATAGCTAAGACCTAGTCCTAGGACTGCTACTGCACCTATTTTTGTATATTTTATAAAGTTACTATTTTTTTTCATACAACAGTTCTCGGGTATCCTTCCAACTGTTTACATTATAGCACATTCCTAGATCATTGTCAATGATTACTTTCTTCAAAGGATAATCATTTCCTGTAGGTTCCATTGCATCACCAAAAAAGTGTAGTGTATCGGTTGGATCAAAATCTCTTATAATTTGGCTTTTGTCGTATCCTTTTGGGAATATATCAATACCCGTTTCTCCACCTACTACTGCTTTTAATTCTGGAAATTCTAAATTGAACAAAGCGGCAATGTTCACTCGTTCGTTGTGTTTCGTATCGTACTTAACATATTGCTGACGTTGTTCGGGCGTTGCTTTACGTCCTACTACGCTGAAGTTAACCATACCTGGTCTTGCTTCAATATGTAATCCTGTACGAAGTTCAAACGTACTTTCTTCTAGTTTATCTTCTAACCAATTATTGCACTTGCGTGGTAAAGCCCAATCGCTACGATGAACATTGATTCTACCTTCATATACATCACTGCCTGAACAGTTGTATACACGTTTTGCTAGGTTGTACGTAGGTTCACTTAATTGTTCTACAGTCTTAGCACGGTCGCTACCTGTTACTAGATACACATCATTTGTCAAACAAAATGTATTAAAGAACGCTTTAAATTCTAAATCAATTAATCCACGACTTGGTGTTAGTGTACCGTCAACATCAAAAATAAACTTATCTACCATAAATTTAACATCCTTCCGTTGCCTACAATTATAAATCCACACGTTAATATATGCAAGACAATCCAAAAAGTTCTAAACCATAATGCTTTATGAACATCGTCTTGTGTAATAGGTAAGAACTCTGGCTTGTCATCGTCATCAAGCCCTACAGGCATACCAACAGTTCTACTCCATAATTTTAAAAATCTTCTTTGTCCACTCATCGCCAATTTTCCTTGCACCAAGGGTCAATACAATCTTTAGGATTAGGATCACCGTGGAATACTGCAATACTTGTTTCAGGTAAAATCTTAGGATCACCTGGAGTAACAAAGTTACGTTTACCGTTGTATCTATTCATCTCAGGTCGTCCACGCATTTCCCATTTATAACTTTGTATCCATTCATCTGGCCAAAAGTTATATTGAGATTTTACATTAGCATACAACCAATCTTGATCTCCGTGATACTTACGTGCATTCTGTCCTGGGTTAGTCATAAACTCTTGATATACATTTGCATGTTGTCCTGTTTCTAATCTAAAACAACTTGAATTCATTCTGTCCCAATGGCTTTGTACACTACGATTAAAATCACGTATTACACAAAACTCTCCTGGCTTGTAAGTAAACAACTTATCAATGTTTCCAAACACAATAACATCTAAATCTAAAAACAATACAGTACCGTAACACCCAAAGTCTGGATTAAAGAACATTGTCTTATACCACCAACCATTGATGTCGCTGTTTAATTGTAAAGGCTTAACTTGAATACCCATATCAAGTCCTTTAGGATCTTCTGTAAAGCAAACAAAGTTATGTGGTACTGTAAGATTACGTGTTACCATTCTGTAAAGAACGTTAACATATTCTGCTGAATATTTCTTACCGTGTTTTAAACAAACTACATGGTTGGGCAATTTAACTTCCTCTACATTGATGAATTAACTGGACCATAGTTTTTACTGGTCATTGCTTTTAAAGGATTAGCACCCAAACTTAATGTAACTCTTGGACCTAAGATTAAAGGTTTATGATTTGTAAGTCTTGGTAACAGTAAAGCATCTCCTGTTTTACAATGATAAATTTGTTTGTTCATTGTATCTCCATCTGTTACAAGATATGCAGTTTCACCGTATCCTTGTATAAGCAAAACAGTTTCGTAATCATTATGTAGGAACAAGCTATTATGTCCGTCACTTAATGAAAAGAACAAACTAGCATTGAAGTGAGCTTCAGTTTCATGTCTGTCATAGTTCTTTTGAAACTCTAACAAATATTTTTGTATACGCTTGTCTGACCCGATGTCAGAAATATGTGTACTTCCTTTTACAAATTCATCTACGTTTGTAACTGTAGACTTATATTGATTTACTTCTACTAGTGTTGTAAAGTTAATATCATTTACTGCTTCTGGAAACGCATTTTTATAATGTGCTACCTTAAGTTTTTTACGATCCTCGTTTACTTGTTCCCAAATCATTTATAATTCCTATCTCTCATAGATTGCAGAATTTGCTCCATGCTCTGCACATTCTGCACTTACGCAATAGCAACGATCATTACTTGCTTCACGTACTAGCTTGTCTGCAAAATTAAATGCATGTTCGGCAAACTTCTCTGCACCAACACCATCCATTACAACAATCTCTGCTAGGTCAAGTTCTTGTAGTTCCATAAACTTGTCCAAGTGTGGATCGTTTTTATCAATTGCTGTCTTGTGATCGAAGTGATCCTCTAACCACTTCTTTAAAGGCTTTAGTCCACCAAAGTCAACTGCCCAGTTTTTATTATCTAATTCATTACAACCAAACTTAAATGTAAATGCTAAACTGTAGCCATGTAGTAAATGACAATGTGAATGATCTGCATTTGGTTGTCTAAAGACTGCTGACAGTCCAATGTTGTGTCCGTAATGTTTAGTGCTATAATAAGCCATATATTTCTCCTATAATATTAACGGCGGAGTATTTAAAGAGGGTCGACGTATTAAAGTCCTCTAACATGTGTAATATTATATATTAAAAATTACTACTTGTCAAGTGTTTTGTGGTAGGTATTGAAACTTAAGGTTACTCGTTTTAATGAAGGGTTTGGAATTGTATAATGATATAACCAACTTGGAAATAATACAAGGAAGCCTGTACGTACATCAAATTCCATTTCGTTAGCAGTATACTCTGTAGCTTGATTGTGTATCTCACTCATTTTAGGACCTAGTATTGGACTTCCAAAAACTAATGGTGAACTGTTTGGTTCTACAAACGGATAGTAGGCTCCACTTATAATACTGAGTTCGTGTCTGTGTGAAGCAATGTAGCCTTTTTGTCTTTGTACGTTAAGCCAACTCTTTCCAATTTCTAATCTGTCTAGTCCAACGTCAATGCAATATTCATTTACACAATTTTCAATATCTTTTTTAATGTCAAAGTTATCAAGTATGTTCATTTCGTTTTGACTAGTTGAAGCACCATCACCAATGTCTTTTGGCCATTCGGTTAATTCTTGCTCGTCAATGTAATTGATTATCTCAATGTTACTAGGGTTGTCTTGTAAATCGTAAACTTGTACTAGTGTAGGAAAGACAGGATAGTTTGCTTTCCTAAACGGTCCATCAACTATCTGTGCTTTCATGCGGGTCAATCCTATAATCTCTTATGTTCATAAATGCGGCTCTGTCACTATGTCTAATTGTGTTAAAACTAACTGTGTATCTTTTTTCTGTTTGGTTTGGAATAACACGATGTTCCATCCAACTTGGAAACAAAACTAATAATCCTGTTTTAGGAAAACATTCTAATTCATATCTATTGTAGTCTGTTAACCCCATTGGTGAATAGTTCATAAAGTTTACTTGGTTAGGATTTCTAAATACAATAGGCGAACTACCTTTGTCTACATACGGATAGTATGCGCCACTAATAATACTGCGTTCATGTCTGTGGGCGTCGACTGCACCACCTTCGAATAAAGAATTAAACCAGCTAGTTGACAATAGAGTATAATCAACACCAAGATGCTGTGTGTATACGTCAATACATTCTTGTACAGTTTTCCAAAGAGGAACAAGTTTGTGATCGTTTAAAAACTGTTCGTCTCCTTTTTGATAACTACTTTTTCCTTTTGCAACTAACGGATGGTCGGGACCATACTCATTAAACGCATCAATCATGTCTACACAAGTCTGCTCACTTTCGTGTCCTTCAATATCAAAACTAGTGATCAGTGAAGGGAACGCATTATGATGTTTTGGTTCGTAGTTCATTTAAGTTCCTCTAAATTAAAATTCTTTATGTTACTATACTTATCTGGCCATTTTTTTGTAGAATAATAATTGAACGTAACACTAGGAAAGTGTTCAAATACTTTGTTCATTTGGTGTATCCAATAACTAGGATCTACTGGTCTTGCATCTGATTTGGCGTAGTTTTTAGTATCCTTGTAAATATTTCCATTGTACAAATCAAACCCTACTAGGTTAACAGGTTCTTTCCATTCATATGCTAATCTTGCTCCAATTAGTACAGCAAAAGGACCACTGCCCCAATGCCAAGGATCATCTGGTCTTGCTGTACCTTTGTAAGGTAAGTCGGGTAAACACTCAACTCCTTTGAAATCTTCAAACCAGTCTTTACGGGTATATAAAGTACCCTTAAATGTGTTTGCTTCTAGTACTTCTTTAACCATTCGCTTGTCGCAACAGACTAAATGATCTACTGTATAATCTCTATACAGGGCATTACATCCTACTTTAGTATCTCTAAACAGACCTAAATCAATGTTATATCTAGTTTCACCGTTGCCAATTACAAGCATAACATTATTTAATAAATACAATATACAAAAGGAACAAATACGAACATGACTGCTTATTACGATTTTTTTAGATATGTTAAACTTTATTCACCTGATGGAACGACTCTTGAGCAGACTATTGAGGCGGATAATGTAACTGATAGTATTAACTTTATACGTGGAAATGGTGTAGCATGGAATAGTGTAGACTTAGCAACAGATACATTTAAGTTTGATGTTGAATATAATTTAAGTGTTCCGTTGTCAACTACTGCAATTAGATTAACTGATGTTAATAACGTTTCAAGCGATATTAATTTAGTTGCTGGTGGTAACATGATCATTACTAGAGATAACGCAAATCAGATGACTATTGCGGCACTAGTAGGAGGTGTTAGTAAATCAATTAGTAATATTACAGCGGCTAATCCTGTTGTAGTTACAACAACTAACGCTCACGCATTTACAGATGGTACAGAAGTAACACTAGTTGATGTAGTTGGAATGACCAATGTTAACGGTAATGAATACTTTATGGACGTACTAACTAGTACTACATTTGCTTTGTATTCAGATGCACAATTAACAACATCAATAGACGGCACAGGATTTAGTGCATATACAAGTGGCGGAGTTGCTACTGCTGATTACGGTGGAGCAAAGAACGCATTTAAAACTATTCAAGTATCAGGAGCAAGTCCTGTTGTTGCTGACAACATCCAAGATATTTTAAACCTAACAGGTGGAACAGGTATTGATATTACAACAACACCTGGAACAGACACTATTGAATGGGCAATAGACAGTACTGTAACAACACTTGTAGGTTCACAAACTTTAACAAACAAAACTTTAACATCACCAATCATAGCCGCTATTAAACCTAGTGCAAGTAACAGTTGGGCATTGCCCGATAGCAACGACACATTCGTAGGCAAAGCCACAACAGATACGTTGACTAATAAAAGTGTTAACTTAGCAAACAATACACTAACGACAACTATAGCACAATTGAATACAGCCGTTAGTGACGAAAGTGTAGTAGCTAGAGATACAACAGACACACTTACAAACAAGTCAATCAGTTTAACTGATAATACAGTAACAGGTACAATAGCAGAACTTAATACCGCAGTTAGTGATGAAACTGTAGTAGGTAGAGATACAACTGATACACTTACAAATAAAAGTATTGATCTAACTGATAATACTGTAACAGGAACCTTTGCGGAATTTAATACTGCGGTTAGTGATGAAACACTTGTTGGTATTGCGGCAACACAAACACTAACAAACAAAACGTTAACTGATCCTATTCTATCTCCTACTGCTACAACAGGTGGTAAGATTGAGTTTTTAGAAGGAACAAACAACGGTACTAATAAAGCAACACTAATAGGTCCTGCAAGTACTGCCGATGTAACTATTACATTGCCAGCCGCAACAGGCACAGTAGCAGTTAGTGGTACAAGTCCAATCTCAGTATCCGCGGCAGGTGATATTAGTTTAGGAACAGTTCCAGTTGCTTCAGGTGGAACAGGTAGCACATCTGCAAGTGACGCTAGAACAGCATTAGGACTTGCTATTGGCTCAGACGTAATGGCTTACGATGCAACTATGGTAGTTGACGCAGACATTGGAGTAAACGTACAAGCATATGATGCAGACTTAGCCGCAATAGCAGGATTAACTTCTGCGGCAGACAAAGGAATATATTTTACAGGATCAGGTACTGCTTCTGTATTTGCTTTACCTGCTCAAGCAAGAACATTGTTAGCGGCATCTACAGTAACAGGTGCAAGTTCACAACGTAAATTATTAACACTTGACACAGATGATGATGTACAACACGATTCATTAGGTGTTGGCACAGCCGCTTCAGGAACTACTGGAGAGATTAGAGCTACTAACAACATCACAGCATACTATTCATCAGACAGACGACTTAAAGAAAACATTTCTAACATTCCAAATGCACTAGACAAAGTTAATCAACTCAATGGTGTAACATTTGATTGGACTGAAGCATACATGAAACAACACGGTGGCGAAGATGGTTACTTTGTTAAGAAAAACGACACAGGACTAATTGCACAAGACGTAGAACAAGTGTTACCAGAAATTGTTCGTAGTAACAAAGACGGATACTTAGGTGTACAATACGATAAAGTTGTAGGACTGCTGGTAGAAGCAATCAAAGAATTAAAGCACGAAATAGAATTTTTAAAAGGTAAGAGATAAATGGCTTTACCAAGTAGTGGTCAAATTAGTTTTTCAGATCTACAAACAGAGTACGGCGGATCTAATCCTATATCCATGTCAGAGTTTAGATCACAAAATTCTAACTCTAGTGCAACAGACGGTGGCCCAGCCTATTTCTTAGCTTCAATGGCATTTAACAGCTCCAATGATAGATTACAGTTTAATGCTCAAGAATACACAGCAGGATTAGCATTAAACGATGACATGACTATTGTTTTGGCAAAGACTTCTGGAACTTGGGATAACAGTAATTTATACTGGAGTTCAACAGCTGACCCAGGTAACGTTAACTTACTTACAACAGGAGTAACTAACAACGGTACAGCTGATGGCAATATAATGACCATTGATCTTTCTCAATATACAGGTTCAGAGACAGGAGTACTAGCCGGATATATTAAATCAGATAACACAACAGGCGGAACTGCTGTACCTGTTTATGTTGTATCAGATCCAGGCAACGTAGCCAACAGAGTAAACTTCTTATACGGAAAAGCTAAGTTTCAATTTTCTGATGCAGGAGCATATGTTGGCGGAAGTAGAAGTCAAAAAGTAACTACAAAAAGACAAATTACAGATGATGAGTTTGGTGTACTTATTCCTGCCGGTGGCAGTATTGATTTTACAAGTCAAATAAATGCACTACCAACAGTAGCTTCAGGCGGAACTTATCATTATATGTATTTCCAGTTGTACGATACTACATATGACAGTAGCACTAAACTAACTTCGTTTAGTAATTTTAGAAATATTGCATGGACAAACAACGTTGGTTACACAAACGGATCAGGAGTAGTAATCAATGGGGTTAATAATGATGCGGCTACAGTTGCAAACTTACTTGCTAATACGGCAGGTTATAATGTAGCACGTAATCCTAACTATCTAGGTACCACAGAAAGTGTTTCACTACTGATGACAAATAGTATGTCAGTACTCAATGGTACTATAACAAATAATACTGGATCAGATATTGCATTATACAGATGGCAAAAGGCAAGTGGCTCTGCTCCAGATAGAAGTAGCTTGTGGAGTCTTCTTTGGGCAGACAGTGGTAGTAATTTTGTTAACTCACATGCTACAGCACCTACATTTAGTAACCACCTTAGAGAACATTACGGGTATCCAACAAGACTACGACTCCAATACTATTTTACTCCAATAGGTGGATCAGAAACTAACATAGGTGGGTTTATACATCAATTTGATGATGGTATGACTGAAGCAAACTGTTTGAATAAAATCAAAACAGACAATGATGGATACTTCCACAATGCACTTGACACAAGTGAGTTATATAAATATATCCGAACTACAGTAGTTGGCGACTCAGTTGAGTTTCAATATTACCTAGCAGGACAACTTAGAGTTGTTGGTGAATACTTGGTATATGGATACAGTCAAGGAGTTGTTAATGATGTTCATGATGGAGCAACTCAAGGACAGCAAAATGATAGCATTGCAGTATTCAAGTCTGATGAGTTATTAACAAGTGCACCTAACGGAAACTTTGGTGTAAAGAAACAACTAATTAATATGAGCATGAGTGATTATTATAATGGCAGAGGGAGTTTAACACTTGGATCAGGATAAAGAAAAACTTAGACAGCCTGACGGAAGTTTGCCAAACGGTGAGATACCCGAGATGTATCAACCGATAAACACTCCACCACTTTTACCACCCGATAACAAACCACAGGAATAATATGAAAAATACAATACGGACGGCACGACCATGAGTTGCCTAGCAGTAGGACTTGCCTTGTCTTTACACTTTGGATTAGAACAAGATTATAATCAAATTCATCCATACGTAAAATGTGAAACAGAAAGAACAGTTACAGGACTTTATTATAACAGTCTAGATACGCTGAGTGCATTTGGAGCAGTTAACTTTCCATTAGTCAACAAGTATACAGAAGAAGAACTATCTATTGATGTAGGACTTGTATCAGGTTACTTATGGAAGTATGATGTTGCACCAATGGTAAGATTAAACTATAACAATATGTTTGTTATGCCTGCACTTGAAGGCGACACAAAAGGTTTAGTATTTGGTTTTAACTTTGACTTTTAGGCTTACGTTCGTACTTACGCTTAGGAATTTTTTTGATCGGAAGATCTTTTACATCTTTCCTAATCTCTTTTAATTCTTTAACAACTTCTGTAAACCTTTCAGAAGTAGTATCTAATAGGTTAGTAAGTATGCCTACAGATCTTAGTACCCACCACCACCAAAAGAACGCAATAGTTCCAAAAGAAACAGCAATACCTGTAACTAATATATCTGTATAATCGTTATATTCTGTAGTTGATACTATGGCTAATACTAATAGTGCAGTCATTGGAGCAATACGTCCTAACCACGCCCATAGTGTTACTTCTCTATCGAATTTTTTACTTTTAATGTCCACCGCTTTTATGCTCCAATAGCACCAAAGGGTTTCCACTCTCCTGGGGTGCCTTCTCTAATACACACCCACCCTACATATCCTGTTGGACTAGGTTGTGTGTTGAATATCAAATCACCTCTGTTATATATACCATTGTCTGGTACTTGTTCTCCAAATTCTATTTTCTTACCTTGAACTTTGATCGGAGACGCAACACTTAACGCGGTGTCTGGGTTGTTAATACCAATTCCAACTTTCCCTTTAAAAGTTGTAACTGTTTCAGTATCTGAACCAACTTCAATCTTATTAGTTGATTTAAGTTTGATCCTTGTAATATCATCTGTGATTAATTCTAAATCGTGTGTCGTATATGTTCCTGCTTTGATACTATCGTATCCAGGATCAATGATGTATTCTGCTTCATTACTCGCAACACTTAGTTGTCCGTTTGGAGCATCGATGCCAACCCCTAATCTCATTCCATCTCCATCGTAGAAGATGAACTGATCTATGTTCATATTGCCTTCAGTTCTTAAATTTCTTAGTGTACCCACACTAGTTAAACTAGAGTGCATAACACCTGGGCCTAATGTATCTGAACTTAGTACACTAGTATTTGCGATCATATAATGTTGATCTGTATGCAAATCTAATGATTCACTAGTCCATAAACGATCTGGATTGGCTTGCATTACTAGTTGTCTAGTATGTCCATTACCTGTCCACATCAATCCTTTTCCGTACATAGTATCGCTTTCGCTACACTTAAACTCTAAAGGACTTGTTCTTTCATGCCTTACTTCCGCATTAATTTCTACTGCGTCAATACGTTGTGCAGTAATAGTACCACCAACGTTTAAATCTTTTTCAACTTTAATATCACCCTTTAACTCTACAGCATCAACATAGTCTACAACAAGTCTGTCGTCTTTGACTATTACACTTACTTTTGATGCTTGGTCGTATATGCCAACACTTTTAAATGCTGAAATAGTGCCACCATGTACTAAGTCTCCGGAAATAGAATCGTTAGCCATACCTTCTACAGATGGTGCAACGCTCTCTCTATTGGCTATAGTTTCAATTACTTGGTTAAGCTGATTCAAGCCATTTTTGATTACTAATAGGTCGTTATTTGGAATATCACTGTTGTTCATACTATTATTTATCCGATCAACTTATTGAACGACTTTTAAAAGTATTGTATCTGGATTTATACGACCGTTTAATTTAATGTCTACAGCATTGATTTCTTCTAAGAACTTGTTTAGTTTACGTGTACCTGCACCTTTGATTTCTGCAAGTTTTTCTTCAGGTTTACGTATAGTTTTCTGTATACTTTGTTCTTCGTTGAAGCCAATGATAGTAGTTCCCTTAACACTTAATCCACTACCTTCACGTCCTTGACGCATTGGATCTAAGTTCTGTGCAAGATAACGTCCTATCTTACGTGTCTTAACATTAAACACCCAAAGCTCTGAAGCATATATAATATCTTGTGGATTGATACTTGCTAAATTAAACTTGTCATCTTGTTTTGCATACTTTAATTTTTTAACAAGCTTCTCTTTGTTTATAACACGCTTACGTGGTTTACGTGTAGCTTTAGCAGTTTCAACAACAACTTCAAGTGAGCCCATTAAATTACGGAACGCTTCTAGTTTTATTTTAAGTGCTTTTGTACTGTAACAAGAATATGCTTCTTTGTACTGTTGATATGTTTCTTGATCATATTCACTCATCTTAGCCAGTTGTGCTTTGCTTGGAAAGTTTACAACATTATCAAGTTCTTCAATTTCTCCAATGTAAAAGTCTTTAATCTTACGAGCATGTGCTTGTGTACAACCAACTTTACGTAGATGCTTACCTATGTCTAGGCCTTTCTTGTCAAACTTCTCTTGTGTTTCGCACCAACTGTCTAGCCAATAATCAATCTCTTCAGACATCATACATGCTTGTGCATAGATACGTTGTTGTATAGTTGGCTTCTTCTTTTCTTTTTTAGCTTCTTCTTCAGCTTTTTCTTTTAGCTCAACAACAACTTCATTTGCTTTAACTTCTAGTTCTTTAAGATATTTGTTAATAAAATCTGAAGTAGGTTTAATCTCGCCCATTGTACCTGCAAGGCCAAGCCAGTGTTTTGCATATCCTTCGTGAAAGTCTGGAAAGCCTTTAGTTGCCATTCGACAAGCCCCGCCCAATGAAGAACGAAATTCATGATCAGGAAGTTTTTTAAGACTGTCTACTTTGTCTTTCCACTTTGGACTTTCTTTGCAGTATGCTAATACCCAAAGTTTAAAATCGCTAGGCTTAAACTCCATTCGGTAGAAGTCCATTGCTGATGACCTAAGCCGACCAAACTGTTCACCAGTTAAGTCTGCCGCGCCTTCGTAGTTTGGCTCTCCACCTTTATTAGACACTCGCCTAGTAACTGGCTTCTTTCTTTTTGGAATTTTTATTCCTATGCCCATCGGACGTTCTCCTTCAAAAATCTCGTGTAACAGTAACTATATAGCAAAAAGATAAAAAGTCAACTAAAAATGATGACTTGTGTTATCAAAGTTTTTCATTAGAGTCAAAGCCACGAAACGTTTTAAATCGTGGAAAACGTAAACTATACGTTTCACTATCTTGTGATTTAGTACGAGCATCTGCTCTTATTTCTACTAAAGAACCAATGATGTTAGTACGGTCAGCCCAGAAGCTACTACGTTGATCGTCAGTGAAACCACTTCCACAGTTAAGGTGATAATTGTATCCATCGTCCTCTCCTTCTACTATTATGGCACCAAGTCGGCCTTCATTACGTCCAGTGCCTTCTTCAACGTCTACGACTTTTAGTGTAATTTCGATAAATGGTTTTGCCTTTAACCAAGCATGAGTTCGCTTACATTCATAGGGTGCATCAATATCTTTGATCATAACACCTTCATAACCACCGTCTACAGCCGTCTTATTAAGCTCTACAAAGCGTTTATTGCCTTCAGGAGTACTTAGGTCTACCTCCTCCCACTCAAGTGCTTGTACGTGCTTTAAAACGCTTGAGTGTTTTTCTACCCAAGCCTTGGTTGCCGCACTTCTAAAACTCTGTGGTTTATCCCATTTGCCTTTCTTAAAATCCTCTAACGGACAAATGTCAAACAAATGTAATACTGCATCACTATTTTGGACAGTTTCTTTACGATGTATCTGTTTCATTAAGTCTTGGAAGTTAGCACTCATTACTTCTCCGTCTAGCACAAGATCATATGGTGCTTGGTTGTCTTTGAGTACTTCTTTAATTTCTTCAATGATGTGATCAAAGTTATGAAACTGTTTTCCATTACGGCTAAACATTTCTACTTTGTTACCACGTATAATAGTTAGTACACGTACACCATCTAGTTTAACTTCAATTTGTTTCTTACCAACCATTTTCTTTTCATGGTTAGCTGAGTCGTGTGCAAGTGAACAAGTAAATGTAGGAATACTGTACTGTGGCATTCCAATTTTCTTAGCAACCTTGTTTACTGTTTTTTCACTAACGCCACAACGTAAATCTTTAATAAGGATTCTACGATAGAACATATTCCATTGCTCTGCCGTTGCAAGGTCTTTACAAAGTATAATGGCATCTCTAGCATTATGACCTGTAAGTTTTCTATCAATTAAGTTACGTGCTAATTCTTTAAATGTAGGCCATGCAAGACCTTGTGCTGAAAGTACTTCGTTTTCTTCTTTTTGTGGTACTTGTTTAACACCAAAAGTTACAAGCGGGTCAAGTGCCATTTTTACACCTTCGAAAAACTCATCTAGTTCTTCTTCCATCGCTTCTACGATAACTTCTTCTTTTGCTAGGCGACTGTTGTCTGCCTCTAATTTTGCAATAATTTCTTGTGGTTGTGTTCTCATATTGTGCCTCTGTTGCCTTAATAATTAATTGTTATATACATAATACAGTCAAATGTGGCTTTTGTCAACCTCTTTATTGGCGCACCCGAAAGGATTCGAACCTCTGACCCCAACTTCCGCAAAGTTGTGCTCTATCCAGCTGAGCTACGGGTGCGTAAATGAAAACAGGCGACACAAATTAATGAGCCGCCTGTTTCCTAGTAAAACTAACGTTATATTAGCTTACTAAACCTTTTGCAAGTGCTTTGTAACCAGCGGCTACGATTGCTCTTGACGGTGTTCCCAATCTGTACTTTTTAACACCATTTTTCTTAGTGTTCAAATACACAGGGTGTCCTGCGAATCTTAGTGATTGGATTACAGCTTGAGGATTACCAGCTTTGAATCTTGATTTAAGTTCAGCTGAAGTATACTCTTTGCCGCTTTGAAGTGCTGTTAGCACACTATCTTGGATAGTTGTTTTCATATGTTTTCTCCTTTTATAATTATAAAAACGTCACACATAAAGCCGTTACAGCCTTAAGTTTATATATTATAACAGGAGTTTATTAAGAAGTCAAATACTTATGTAACCAATTACACAAAATCGGGTCCATGTACCCACCCAACAATACTTTTGCGAATGCCTTTAGTAACAGGAGTTACTTTGTGAGGTAACCAACTTGGGAAGAAACAGATCTCATGCTTTTGTAAATCTGTCTTAATACCTTGAAAGTCTGGCATTAGTAATAACTCGCCGCCTTCAAAATCTTTTGGATCACTAAGAAGAATACTAAAAGATATCTTCCGAACCTGGCCGTGTTGTCCTTTAAAGGCCCCGTCCGAATGAGTGTCGTAGTGTCCTTTCTTGTCAGCGTCATATACTCCGTACTGGCAAGGTTCTAAATCTGTAATTGCATATTTGAATAATGTGTTGTTTGCATAATGGACAACATTACCTAGTAGTGCATAAAAGTCTGGTTGCATACGAGTATCAATCCAATCAATGTCTGTACTACGTATTGATGTGTCATCATCTTTACCATTATCAGTAATATACTTTGCAGGTTGAACATTAATTTGGTCTTCAATAGCATCAATCATTGATTGTTCAAGACCCCATTCCTGTAACTTAAAGTACGGCATTGGGTTATTACGTATGTTAGGCGGAGTTAGTTGATACATTATTTAAACCTCGCTTGTACAGTTACTCTTGTTTGTTTAGCCCAAGGAGTAATAGCACTTACACTATGCATTGTTGAATTTTTTCTATTGTCGTTTAGTATCAATCTATTAAACTTTGGTTCTTGTGCTAGAATTTGTTCATCTTCTTTGTATAAGAATAACCCACCGTCTGCTGAATCCCAATGTTGATTAAGATAAATTGTACCACTTGCTACATATCCTGAATCATCATGCCAGTCTAGCATACTGTTTCTATTCCATAAGTATATAAATGCTTCAAACTGTAACCCACTATAAAACGGATTTAAGTTTACAAACTTTTGACGTAGTTCATGTATACCGTTTTTCAAAGGACTCATGTTAGCACTATTAGATCCTTCAACAACTATACCTTCCCAACTATGACTAGTAGCCCAGACAGCTTCTGACGACTGGATCTTTGTTTTGATCTCAGTTGCAATAGTATCAATTAGTTTTTGATCTAAGAAGTTATCTTTTACTATTATTGCCATTCAGTTCGTTCCATTGTTCTAATTCTTCTGGTGTATTAATTTCCATTCCGCTAAACTCACAAGGAAGTACACCAATATTCCATCCGTTCTTTAACCAACGAAGCTGTTCTAAACTTTCGTGGCGTTCTTCTTTTGTAACAATTAAGTTATCGTATTGTTCTAATGCTTTACGTTTGTAACCGTAAATACCTAAATGCCAATCACCGTAGCCGGTCATGCCTCTACCAAACCATAAACACTTACCTGCACCTCTAACTAGTTTAACTGTGTGAGGGTCGTTCTGTTTTTCTTCTGGCATCATTGCACACATTGTGGACACATCATAGTCTTTTAAGTTGCTTAATGTTCCTTCAATCATGTCTAGTGTAACATCTGGCATGTCACCTTGTACGTTAATAAATGTATCGTACTTGCTAAAAAACTCGTGCTTAATTGCACCTGCACATCTTGCAGTTCCGTTTTCATACTCCGTTTCTTCAATAAAACAAGTGTCTGCATTGAACTGGTTGTATATCTGCATACTGTCAGTTACTACATATGTTGGTATCTTAGACGCAATACAAGCGTCATACACACGTCTGATCATAGTCTTTTTGCCCAACATAGCTAATGGCTTGCCAGGAAAACGTGTACTAGCAAATCTAGCCGGAATAAGAATAGCTGACGATGTCATTTATAACCCTTTCAAAATTATCTAAGTGTAGCATGTTAGGACCATCACTTGGGGCATTATCAGGGTCATCATGTACTTCTAAGAAGAAGTCTGTAATACCCAAAGCACTACCTGCCCTACATAAGCCAGGCACATAATCGCGATTACCGCCACTACTACTTCCATTACCGCCTGGCTTCTGTACTGAGTGTGTGGCATCCAATATAATAGGATTGCTAAAATTATCAAGCATATAATTAAGGCCGGTGAAATCAACCACCAAAGTATTATATCCAAAACTTGTTCCCCTTTCGGTTATCCAAACTTGTTTAGCATCAGTACACTTGCTTAGAATACCTTTCATGTCCCAAGGTGCTAAGAACTGTCCTTTTTTGATGTTAACAATTTTGCCTGTTTCGCATGCCGCTTGTACCAAGTCAGTTTGCCTACAAAGGAATGCGGGTATTTGTAATACGTCTACTAAGTCACAGAATTCATCCATCTCTAACTTTTCAATTTGGTCTACATCATGTACATCTGTAAGAATTTTAAGATTTGGTATTGCATCTTTTAATCTTCTAAAGTCGTTTAGTGTATTAATAAGTCCAACACCACGTTTACCTTGCATACTACTTCTATTTGCTTTGTCAAAACTTGCTTTGAAGTAATAGTCAATACCTAACTTATCACAAATTGCTTTGCAATGTTTGGCAATCATTAAACTGTGTTCGTATGATTCGTGTTGGCAAGGCCCTGCAATAATTCTCATGTTATCTCCGTTAATATTAGAGTACCCATATCACCTACTTCAATTTTAAGTTTAGTTCCTTCGTCCCATCCTTTTTCTTTAAGAAGCTCTGGAGGAAGAGTTAAAATAGTTTCACCTGCACGTGGTCCTTTGGTTTCAACGTGAAATAGGTCTTCGTACTTGTATTCTTTACTGATGGTCATTGTGTAACCTACTTTGTATGTCGTAGCTTCTAGCTATAAGATCACAAAATCTTGTAAACTGGTCTCCTAAGGTAACACTAGCAATGTGTGTATGTGCATCTTGAGTTGATGATGTGTTAATGTATGCATATTGTTTAGTAGGATTTAATAGATACATTGATCCTTCATTCATTGGTACAATGCCACAATCTTCTACTACTAACTTACAATCATGTCCAGGTCGCTTCATAGCTAAATGAACAGGTAGTCCGTGATCAATTACTTCAAATACATTATCACCTTTAGGACCTAAATCAATACGTGGTCCTAATCCTTGCAATGGTTCAATGAAGTTTACTTTAATAAAGTTATATTTTTCAGAAGGAAAACATTTATGCCACCAATCTTTTGAAGCTGGTGCTGTTTCTCTTGCTAATGTCCAATGGTTAGCTAAATTTAAATTTGTTTCTTTACCCTTGTACTGGTTTTTAATTTTGTCGCACTCAATTCGACCTGTAAAGTGTTGTGGAAGATGTTCGTAGCCTGGATCGTTAACTGTACGTACTGCGATGTTTAACCAACCTACATTACTGTGTAGCATTTGGTCTATAAACCATTTAGCAACATTTACTCCGTCCCAAGGTTGAATGTTATCAGGTAATATAGGAAAGTCAAAGCTCTTGTCTTTGTGTGCATCGTAAAAATCGATTAGTTCTTTATTATCGTGTTGCATTAAATCTTTTTAACTCCTCTCCTAATTGTCTTTGTAATCTAAACACTTCTTCTCGAACAGCAGAAATCCGTTGAGCTTTTGCACCATTTTGACGCATTCGCTGAACTTCATCTGCTTTAGATTGGATTGTTCTACGCAATCCATCTATCATATCATTCGTCGGTTGATTCTTCATCTTCAGTAGTACTTATTTCTGGGGCCGGTGGCTGAGACATTATTTTGACTAGCTCGTTTAGATCAATAGTATCTGTATTAATTAAGTCTACTGCGGCTTTTGGAGTTTTTACCATTCCTGATTTAACCATATAACGACAAATATGAACGAACGTATATTTGCCTAATGAAACGTATTTATTATGTATATGCGAATCAATCATTAGCGGTATCTTTCAGCTCGACAGTTTGAACTCTGTCATATCTAAAAGATCGCCACCCATTGGCATTCACGTCCCATACTGAACACACTTTATCAGAAATTTCTCTAACTTTCTTTTGACTTAATGTATCAGTTTTAGTTGCTTTTGGTTTAATGTCCTCTTTAAGTGTACAGGTCATTATCCTTTGGTCTCCGTCTAGTTTTAAGAATGTAACAACTACAACATTCTCCTCTAGCATTTTCATGAGGTCATCCTTAGTAGGTATGCCCTTCATTTCTGCAATTTTGTCTGCAACTTCCATATTAGAATCCTCTTCCAGGGTTGACTTTATATTCACGTGGACCGGGTGTAGTAAATTCAAACCCAAATGCATTTCCTACAAATACTCTACCATTCCACATCATTTTAATTTTGTTACCTGCCATGAAGATATTTAAAAACTTTTTACTTTCAAAATGGTCAACATCTGCTTGTGCAACTCTATCATTGTCCGTGCATACTACTTCGCACGTTTTGTCGTATTCAGTTCTCGTCATTTCTTCTCCTTTAGGTTATATTCAAAATTCTGTGTTTCTTTATTGATACTAATTTGTTTAGCACCATTACGTATATGGAAATGTGTTGCCATAGGAGTTAAAGGACTTAGTGTTACTACTTGGTTAATCCCTTCCTTCTTTGCAAACTCTAATACTTTGTGTATAATTTCTTTACCTGCACCTCGCTTACGTGACCAAACAGTATATGCAATAGCAATATTCTTTTCGTCTTTTAAATGTGCAAGTTCGCTCATCATATCAAGTTCTTTAACACTATGCGGAATATCGTTTGTATATGCAATACAAATAATACCTTCAACAGTATCGTCATATTTCAAACCGTAAATCTTACGACCGTTAGTGATACGCCAGCCAAGAGTTAGTTCTGGTCTAACAGGATCTTCGCTTACGTCGATATCGTCTAGTTCAACGAGCTCAGTACCCTTTACCCAGCGAAAAAACTCTTCACTCTTATCTTTAAATAATTTCAATTTATACACCTAATAATAATTTAACTCTACGTAAATCGTTGTCTGGATTACATAAAGGTACTCTGTTATATTTTTTATAATAGTCTGACAACAAGTTCATTTCATATGACTTAACTAGGCTACTATGCATTGGAAGATATGCCTGGTAACAATGGTCAAGGTCTTCAATGTTATAGTTATTCTTAAATGCAGTACCACAGCCATAAGGGCTAAGGCGTTCATTTCGAATAGTACCTTTAAAGTCTGTGCGTCTGCCTAGCATACAGTTTCTGCTCACTGCTCTGCTTTCGCCTATGTAAATGACTTCATTACTAAGAAAGTCTGCGGGACCTTCTGGTTCACCTAACGGAAAATATCCATATAGGTAACAGCCGGCATCTTTTTTACTAAATCCCCAAGATGCATCATGTTTAGAATCAATGTGATGCCACTTTGTAAAATCACCTGATTGTGGCTCACCAATGGAGATATCCTGTGTACTGAAAAAATCAGAACCACTTAAAGAAATAACTTTTTGAAAAGTATAACACAGGTCGTCGAGCTTGTCCTCGTGTTGAGCAAAGATTTGTTCTAGTATCTCTTGTTTTAATCCGTGACCGCCACTTCCGTTTGCGATATTTTTTGCTAGAATCTCTGCCTTCATTATATGTACTCCTTACATATTTTGTTCACGTTCTCTACGAAGTTTGGCTTGTCTTTTAATACCACGTTTCTTCGCTTCTCTTTTCTTTTCGCTTGGCTTACTATAATACATTCTTTCTTTAAGCTCAAGCATCATGCCTGAATTTTTTAACTTTTTCTTCATTACCCTTAGGGCTTTTTCTACGTTGCCATTTCTTACTTCTATCTTCATTAGTCTCCTTTGTTACTAGTGGATGGCTACACTTACCATCGGTTGTTTAATTAAATCTTCTGTTGCATCATTAGGGTCTACTCCAAAATATTTGTTGCATATTACAACAATAGAGTGTGGAACATCTTCATCTTCAAATCCGGGTGGAATATATAGTCCACGTAAACTTCCGTCATTTGCAATAATCAATCCCCAGTCGTCATCGGCCCATTCTACAGTTCTATCCTCATACTTGTATTCGTTTGACATACCTCTCTCCTGATCTAACATTATATTAATAATACAAGAGTTCAAGTTAATTGTCAACCTATCTTTACGTAATTGAGTATAGTCTCAGGCAGTTTGGTAACATAGTGCTGACCATGTCTTTTAACCTTACCGCTGATTTTGAAAGTGCTTCCTTTAATGGGAAGTTCATTAGTTTGATCGAAATTCTTGAAAAAACTAATTAAGTCACCTTCAATATGTCCATTCAAAACGTAACAAGAAAACTTGTCAACAAACTTTATTCCTTGTAGGGTAAAGTTACCTTCAACTCTACTCCCAATAGTACTTATCAATTTTGACTCACCAAAGTTTGTCTTAAGATCCTTTTTATGTTCTTTTCGTTCACGAGATTCAAAATAAACTTTAGGTACAACAGATAATAAACCAATATTCTGTGTAGTTGATGTAGTGCTTGAAATACTTGACATTATGTTTTGCATGAAATCGTTTAGTGTTCCTCCGATAATAGCAAGTGCATTATCTTTGTGCAACCATTCTACACTTTCTTTTGCGTTTGAATAATCTTCGTCAGTAATAGTAATATAAGAAAAGTCATTAGGGCCATTAGACTCTAATTGAAACTTCACTGCTTCTTTATTACTAAACAATGTAGGAGTGTCTTCTGAAAACCTACGTGTGTCTTTATAGTATCCGCCATTAACTCTGTGTACTGCGAATGCTACTGCTAATATTTCGTGTGTTAAGTATTCGTTTGCCTGTGCCATAAGTTGCCTTTTGCCTAATTATGTTAATATAATAACATCAAAAACTAAACTTGTCAACCTATAATATTTCGTCGGCTATACCAAGATCAACCAATTGTTTGGCTGTGTAGTATTGATCACTTGGATTTTTGATGAATTTGGTGTTTACTTCTTGGATAGTCATACCCGTTGCTTCACGTAGTATTTGCATACATCTCATTTCACAGTTTTTATTCTCTTTCATCTGTGCTTTCATATCATGCATTTTGGCATCCATGTTGTCGCTGTGTTGATGATTCATTATACCTGTGTTCTTACCAATCCAACGATATCCTTTTGTACCACTTGCAAATAGCATAAATCCTGCACTCATAATAGCACCTACGCCTACTGTGCTTATGTTGTGATAGCTATTCTTCATTACGTCAATAAGAGCAAACATCTCATAGAGATCTCCGCCTGTAGTGTTAATATAAAGTTCAAGTGTTCTTTTGGGCTTTTTTGTTAGGTTAGCACTAAGGATCCATTTAATTGTTTCACCTACATTTTCACCTGTAAGTTCTCCATTCAGATAGTGTATGTCGTTATCTAATAACGATCGTTCTACTGCATCTGAGCTATTCCAATTATCGTATTTAGGCATAATTTATTATATACGTATTTATACCTGAGTCCATTGCAAGTGGCCTAGGTTTCTACTTTCAGCCCATCTTACAAATAACCCAACTTCTCTGCCATGTGCATCAATTTCCCATGGTAGGTCAAAATAGTGGTATTTTGTACGGTTGTAACGCTTACCCTTCCAATTTACTATATCAGTATCAGATTGTAAATCACGCATTTCGCCTGTAGCAAATTGCTTTACATGTACTAACTCGTGACACAATGTTTCAATAATAGTACGTTTATCTTGGGTTGGGTCAATTTCAATAGTGAATTCTTTTGGACGTACATAATCATCTTCCCAAATACAGTTACCGCATTGGCGTGATGCTTCAAATAGTCCTGGTATAAATTTAACAGTAATATCAAGATTTTCTTGTAGGCGTTTGCTCATTAATAATGAACAGCAGAAATTAACTACATCGATAGCGTATTCTTTTTCAAAATCCGATGCACCTCTAAGTTTGATTCTCATACCTATTCCTCTCAACGTTTGTATATATTATACACTCGTTAGTAAGTAATGTCAACCTTTTTCGTAAGGGCTTCTATCATGGTATATGTCGCCTGCTAATGCTTGAAGGTTTTCAATATTAGCTTGTATTAGTACTTGGTCTTTTGGTGCCGGGCTTTCATACTTTAACTTGTAAAGTTCTTGTGATACTTTGTGCATGGCATCTACTTTTGCACACAAATCGCTAATCTTATGTAACATACATGTCCTTTCGGTTAGTTCCTGTTAAAAATACTTATCAACAGTATATAATAAATATACTATAAACTGGAGGCAAAGTCAAGTTGGAAATTTTTCTATTATTAATGCTCAAACACGCTATTGTAGATTTGGGCTTTCAGCCTTTTGGTTTAGGAGCAACCAAATTAAGATATTTTGGTTGGGCGGCACATCAACAACATTATATTCCACATGGTTTACTAACTATGGTCGCACTTGCAATGACCTTGCAAGGGTCCTTAGAGCTTATTATACTGTTGGGAATACTTGATTACGTACTACACTGGCATACCGACTACATTAAGACCCATATAAGAGAAAAGATGCAATGGAAGTCAAACCAAAGAGCATTTTGGGTACTGAACATGTTTGATCAGATGGTACACTTCTTTGGATATTATATAATTGTTAGATTAGCTATTGGTTAAGTTTTAATCATTCTACCAAATCCAAAACTCATTGAACCTGGTAATGCCATAGTAGCATAAAACTCTTTGCCCGAATCAAATCTAATTTGTCCTTCAAACACTGGTGGATAAATGACAGCCATTTTAGTAAACTTACCTTTATCATCACCTTGCATTTGGAATGAACTTTTAATTTGAATCATGTTAGAACTTTCAAGTACTGTTTTAAAGAACCTGTTTAACATTTCTGGGTTTTTGTTCATTGCATTCTGTGTTGCTTTTGCAAGAACTGTTGTCCAATGCCATAGCTTCTTGTACTTGGCATTGTTAATAGATGAATCCTTAGGACGATATGTGTCTGAATTCATATATGAATTGTAGTGTCTTGGTAGTGCTTTACTAATAGCACCTTCGTCATTCCATGTATTAGGATCGTTAACTAAACCTTTAACTGCTTCTAATTCAGTTTCATTTAAAATTCCAACTGATGCCGCAAGTTTATAAATTTGATGTTTCTTATCTTTCTCTTTAATGATGTTCATCCAAGAAAGGTATTCTGCAAACTCTTCAAAGAATTTAGGATTAGCCTTTTTAAGCTGATCTGGTTTGTTGTCAATAGTTTCTGCAATACTAATTGCACTTGCTTTTGCACCACCCTTACCGTCTTTAGCACTAATACCAACTCTAGTTCCTTTAGGTGATATTAAAAAGCTATCAATAAGTTTCTGTGTTTCGTCTGCAGGGTAATCAACTGTTTTCATTGCACCCCATGTCAACCCTGGCTCTAGTACCTGTAAAAGATTTTCTTCAGCTTCTTTTACACTACCTGTTACGATGCTAGACCCTTGTGATAACGCAATAGGCCCTGCTATCTCACCAATCTGTACTTCGTAGTTTCCTTTATAGTCTTTAGTAGCAGGCATTACTTCATCTAAGTTATCAATTATGTCTGCAACAATTTTTCTTTCTTCTGCCGGCACATCATCTGGATACAATGTTGATGTTCTAATTGCGTTAGCAACTGCGTCAACTTGCATTGGTCCATTAGTAACACCTAGTCTGTTTGGAAACATTCTAATGTTAGGGTGTGCTTTGTTTGAGTTCTTTGCTTTAGTTTTAACAATGTCAAAACCTAATGGAGCAATGTTTCTCATAAAATCTGTTTGTTCCCATTTGATGTAATTACTAGTTTTTTGTTTATAGTATCTTACAAAATGGAGTGTTCCTGAGTCTGTAGTAATTTCAACAACAATAGCCGCAAATGGACCTAATGGTTGTTTGTTTACTTCTTTTAAGTCTGCTGTTGCTACACCGGCTGTTGCTAAATCGTTTTGGAATTGTTCTGCTGGTGTTTCGCTCTTTGGTCCTACTGCTGAACCGTTTTGTGCATCAGCTGGATCAGTTGATTGTTGTGCTTCTACTGGAACGTATTGTGCTTGACTAGCCTCTAAAGGAAAGAACCAACTATTAGAAGGGATAAACTTACCACCTTCTTTAGTACTAAAAGGACTTTCCATTCCTTTGTCGTTAACATCGTCTACTGCACCTTTGATGCCTCTAGTGCTTTCAATGACTGGCTTATTGTATTTTTTAAACTCGAAGAATCTCATAACACTAGTATTTATACTATTTTAGGAAACAGAGCATCTGCACAAAACTCATCAACATCAGCTTCAGGTAATCCTAAAGACTTCATTGTACGTGGCGTATGTGGGTTTTGTTGCTGGTTATGACAGTAATAGTTCTGTGCTCCAGCGGTAAGTTCAATATTAGCATTGCCTGTATACTGAGGAACACTTTCAAACCATGTTCTTAAGTTATCTACTGCTAGGTCGCATATTGCAGTAGCTTCTTCTACTGTGTTTACATTACCAGCGGCAATCATACTTGGACTAAAAATATTACGAGCCCATTCAGGTAGTTCACGTTTCTTACTTGGAATAAAGTCTGCAACTGCATCTTGATACCAATCAACTAACGGATGGTCTTCTCCACCACTACTTGCACTAAAGTCATGGAAAGCACCTGTCATCTTGTTCTTACCTGCAATAACATCAAAGCCGTATATAGGAGCATCGTTAGTTAGTGTAGGAAAACAACATACATGCATCATCCATAAGCCTTTGCTATCACGTACATCAACTACATCAATGTGAGCTCTGCGTACATGCGGATTAGCCCATACTTTATTAAGCCATCCATTCTCTGGTTGGTGAAATTTGTTTAGTGTTTTTTCTTCTTTCTCAACTGCAAACTCATCAAAAATACCAAGTATACGATCCTGTGTTTCAATTAGTTTATTCCATATTACGCTCATCTATTACTCCACTCTCTGTTAGATATACCTGGCATTGATTCCCTTAATTCAACTTCGTGCATACTTTTAATTATGTCAATTGCGTTTTGTTTTTTAATTTTTGGTGTTGCTGGATTAATGCCTGTAGCATGTAGCCATAACTTCCAGTTAGTTTCTGCAAATATTTCCGTGTTACGTGGAAAGAACTGCGATTCGTCTAGTGTTGGGGTATACGTTCTTGCATACCCTGTTGCCAATTCTTCTAGCTTAGGTGTTTCTTTAAAGTTTTCGTAAACGTGTTTCCAAAACTTACCTTGTCTTGGATTATTAAAGTAGTGCAATGCTACAAAGTTCATGCTATCTTCGTATACTGTTTCAATGTCGTTATTATAACCATCTACATCTTCTTGTGTAAAATGTCCTTTTTGTAAACATCTAAGTCCAGTAGCACCAATGATTAGTAATGCAAGTCCTGTACTTTCTAATGGCTCAATAAATCCACTAGCAAGTCCTACACTAAAACAATTACCTCTCCAATTCTTTCTATTATACTTAGGCTCAAACGGTATGTGGTTAAACTTACCTGTACGTAGTCTATGTTCTCCCCAATGTTGTACAAAGTGATCTTCTGCTTCTTGTTTAGTTGTTAGGTCACTGTTGTAACATAGCCCACTACCTATTCTATCTCTAACAGGAGTTTTCCATATCCAACCTAGGTCAGTTGCTTGTGCAGTAACATAAGGTACTTGTGGTTCGTCATCTGTTTCGTAATCAATTTGACTTGCAACCGCGGCATTAGTAAACAGCATATGACTTCTGTCAACCCAGTCTGCACCTGGTATTGCGTTTGATAATAGTTTCTTAAATCCTGTACAGTCAACAAAGAAGTCAGCAACAAGTTCTTGTCCATCTTCTAATATAACTTTTTCAACTTGACATTTATTAATTACAGGCTTACTAATATGTTTTTTAATGTGTGTTAGTTTAGTATACTTTTTGTTTAGATATTCTGATAAGAAGTTTGCAAGTTTGATAGCATCTAAATGATATCCTACATGAGCGTTGCCGCCTTTAACACTTGTGTTCTCTGGAACAACGTTGTTTGTAATACAAGTGTTGTACCATGACATGTACGTTTCCATATCAGTTTGTGTAGCACCAGCATCAAGAGCTAAGTTTACAATGTCGCCCATGTGTCCTTCGTCACTAGTACCTACTGGAAAATAAAACGGTTGCCAAATATTTGTATTGTCGCCTTTCCAATTAGGAAAGTATGTTCCGCATTTAATAGTTGCGTCTGATGCCTTGGTCCATAACTCTATTGGAATGCCACAGTCTTTTAAGTAATGGTCAAAGCCTAGTATAGTTGCTTCACCTACTCCTACTGTTGGAATGTTAGGACTTTCTACAAGGGTAACGTTTACGTTGGGTAAGTTATATAAAGCATAAGCGGCTGTCATCCAACCTGCTGTGCCACCTCCAACAATACAAATACTTGATACGTTAGTCATTGCGTTCGTGTTCCATCATTTCCTTAAATGCCTTAGTTGCAAAGTCAAAACATATTTTAGCTTCGTCAGCCAAATCGTCGTGTATCTTTGCTCTAATCTTTGTTTTAAGGTCGTTGACTTCTCCATCGAACTCGTACATAGTTCCTTTGCCAGGAACTTTCTTCTTAATCATTTGACCACCACTTAGGTCGCCCATATGCCTAACATACAAGTGAGCCATAATTTTTTCTTTATCGTCTTTAATAGACATAATGTGATCGGTGTATTCTTTTGTTACGTTTAATAACGTTGGCGTATTATCTTTATCTTCCCATAGTTCTTCATAGTCTGCAAAGATACGAGGTGCTCTACGCACTTCAGGAATGTCGTCGAACAATCCATGTGTCATAGCAATTACTTCTAATAGGTTATAACACGGGTGTTGATTGAATAAAAATGTAGCATAAGTCTCAGGGCTAATGTCTCCGCCCATTAAGACTTTTACAAATTCTTGTCTTTCTGCGTTCTTATGATGTTCCCAAGTAAGGTCTTTTAAGCTCATTCTTGCTCCACTTTGATTTGTAATGGAAATCCATGACTTCTACTCAAAGTGGTTGCTTCTACGGCTTTCTGTTCTGCTATTTCAAAGTTGTAAATACCAACTACAGACGAGCCTTGCTCGTGTATCTCCATAGTTATATCTCTAGCAGTATCTGGCGAATGCCTAAAAATTCCAGTAAGTATCTCAATCACGAAATCCATTGGGGTTGCGTTATCATTGAGGAAGATTACTTTATACATATTTGGTTCAGTAACCTTAATCTTGATCTTTTCGTCTATTTCTACGTCCATACTATTACTTATCATCATGTTTGCTCCGTTGGTAGTAATTAGGGGGAAGTTGCCCTCCCCCTAGACTTGATTACTTACTGTCGATAACTGAATTATCTACAATCTTAATCTTCTTTGGTTGTAGTTCTTCTGGTACATTACGTTTTAAGTGTACATTAAGCATACCTAGTTCAAGGCCTGCACTTTCTACTTCAACGTGGTCAGCAAGTGTGAACTCTCTACGGAAGTTGCGTCCGCCAATACCCTTGTGTAGGTAATTAACTTCGTCATCTACTTTAGGAGCAGTCCCTTCAATACGTAACATCTTTCCATCTTTTTCGATTTCTAAGTTGTCCATGCCAAATCCTGCAACTGCTAATGAGATCATATACTCATCTTCGTTGATTTGTGCAATGTTGTATGGGGGATAACCATTTCCGTTAGGGCTATTAGCAAACTGTCTTTCAAGTTCGGTAAACATTTGGTCGAAGCCAATTGTTGCTCTGTGGAAGTGTGGTAGGTCTAGAGTTGTTAGTCTTTGTCTTGTCATTTTGTTTCTCCTTATAATAAGCAAGATTTATATTACGATGTTCCTTTTGGACACATCATGTACATTGAGCTCTTCTCTTTGTACACATTTATTTATCTCGGATTTACGAGATATTGACAAAAAAGAACTGATTTAGGCTAAATCTGCCTGGTCCTTGTACAGGATTGACAGCATGTAGCTCAAAACTAGGGAATATCATAATGCTATTGTTTACTATATCAGGTGTGTAACGATGCTCCGTAAACACTAGTTCTCCGCCTTTATAGGGCTTTGGTTCCCTATAAAACAAGCTAACTGCTGACATAACTGCACTATCTCTATGCCCATGGTATAGTCCATTTTCGTACATATTCAGCTGAGTAACATCAAAATTACTTTGCCAAATAAACTGTGAAAATATGTTTTCTTTTAATTCTTCTTCTAAATTGAATATTTTTCTATTGTGTTTAAGGATTTTACTTTTGCCACGATTATCAGCAAAGTGTCTATCCACATGCACACTAGTCATATTCATTGCTCTAGGATCACCTTCATCTCTAGTGTCCTTGCAATACTGTTGCAACTCATCTATTTCTTGCCATACTTCTGATAGTTCACTTGGTGAAAAGTAATCGTATATAATCGTATGATAAAAGGGTTCTTTGAAATGTTTAACTTGCATTAAACTGATTGAACACTTGATTTACCTGTTGTGTACATCTTACGAATGTAGTACACTTTGGCATGTCCTTAATACGTTTAGCACCAATGTAAGTACAAGTAGATCTTAGTCCACCAAGTATCTCTGTTAGTGTACCTTCTACTTCTCCTTTGTAAGGAATAGAAACAAGTTTGCCTTCAGCACCTCTGTATCCATCTTTACGTGTACCATGTGTTGCCATTGCCGCATCTGAACTCATACCGTAGAACTCAACAAAGTTTTGTTCTTCAAAACGTGGAACATAAGTTCCGTTGTCTAACTTGTGAGCACCACCTGTTGCAGTATGTTTTGTAATAATGTTACCGCCACCTTCTTTGTGTCCTGCTAACATACCGCCAAGCATAACAAAGTGAGCACCTGCTC